GCTATGGGGTGTGGCCCTTGCAGGTTCTTCGTTCAAGAAGGTCTACTACGACCCATCCCTGGAGCGGCAGGTGTCGTTCTATGTGCCTGCCGAGGATGTCATTCTTCCATACGGTGTAACAAACATTCGGCGTGCAGACCGCCTTACGCATATCATGCGCAAGACCAAGAACGAACTGCGCAAACTTCAGGTAAGCGGGTTCTACCGGGACGTTGATATCGGGGAGCCTTCGGCAACCCAGACCGACATCGAGAAAGCTAAAGCAGAAAAAGAAGGTGTTGATGCTATAAAAGATGAGCGGTATCAGATCTGTGAGATACAGATTGAGTACGACTTGCCCGGGTACGAAGAAGAACTCCCCCTACCTTATGTCATCACCATCGACAAAGGAACGGATAAAGTTCTGGCGATTCGTAGGAACTATAGGGAGGATGACCCTAAAAAACAGGCGCGCCAGCACTTTGTACATTACGTGTACATACCCGGCTTTGGGGCTTATGGCTTTGGGTTGATCCACATCATTGGTGGGTATGCCACCGCAGGGACGATGCTGATCCGACAACTTGTGGACGCAGGATCTCTTGCAAACCTCCCCGGCGGCCTCAAATCTCGTGGGCTGCGGATCAAGGGAGATGACACGCCTATTGCTCCCGGAGAGTTCCGTGATGTGGATGTCCCCTCAGGGTCTATCCGGGACAACATCCTGCCTCTACCTTACAAGGAGCCAAGTCAGGTACTCCTTGCGCTACTCAATCAGATCACCGAGGAGGCCCGTCGCCTGAGTGGTATGGCCGACATGAAAATTAGCGACATGTCGAGTCAGGCTCCGGTGGGTACCACCCTTGCTCTCCTGGAGCGGCAGCTAAAAACGATGGGTGCTGTGCAGGCCCGCATCCATGCAGCGATGAAAGAAGAGTTCAAGCTGCTTAAAGAGATCATCAGAGACTACACTTCGCCTGATTACAGCTATGTACCGCAAGACGGGTCACCTCAGGTCAAGCAGGAAGACTACGACCTTGTCGAGGTGGTGCCCGTATCAGACCCCAACGCTTCGACAATGGCGCAGCGGGTGGTGCAGTATCAGGCTGCCTTGCAGCTAGCTCAAGGAGCCCCTCAGCTATACGACCTGCCGCGTCTGCACAGGCAGATGCTTGATGTGCTGAGCATCCCTAACGCAGACAAACTTGTGCCCTTGCCCGATGACCAGAAACCTCGTGACCCTATCACGGAGAACATGAACGTGCTTAAAGGAGCACCTATCAAAGCGTTCCTTTATCAGGATCATCAAGCACACATTACTGCACACATGACTTTCCTGCAAGACCCCAGTATCATGCAGGTTATTGGGCAGAATCCGATGGCCCAGCAGATGCAAGGTGCAATGATGGCTCACGTCGCTGAACACTTAGGGTATAGGTACAGGCAAGAAATTGAGCAGCGCGTGGGCGCGCCCCTGCCGGGTCCTGATCAGAGGGTCTCTGAGGCTGAAGAGCTTGCGATGGCAAAGTATGTGGCACAGGCTGCACAAGAAGTGCTTCAGATACATCAAGCACAGGCCGCACAGCAACAGGCCCAACAGATAGCGCAAGATCCGTTGGTACAGATGCAGCAGCAAGAGCTTCAGATCAAGGGCATGGAGCAGCAAAGGAAAGCCCAGAAAGATCAGGCCGACGTGCAGCTTGCTGCACAGCGCTTGGACGTGGAGCGCCAGAGAATTGCTGTGGAAGCCCAGAAAGAAGGCATACGTATACAAAATCAGAATCAACAGAACGAACGAAAAATTCAAGCGGATCTTCTTAAAACAAGGATGAAACCATGACAGAGTACAAGCTATTGGGTGACTATCTGGTAAAAAAACTTCGTGACCGCGAAGAGCAAATGAAGAGCCACATGTCAGAAGGTTCTGCTAAAGATTACGCTGAATACAGATTCCAGACGGGCGTTATCAAAGGTCTGCGCTCGGCTATGCTGGACATCCAAGACCTTTTGCGGAAGTATGAGGATAAAGATGAGTGAAGCGACCCAACTGCCAACTCCCAAGGGCTACAAGATACTTTGCACACTTCCAACAATTGAAAACAAGTTTGATAGCGGTCTCTTGAAAGCGGACACCACAGTCAAGTACGATGAACTTTTGAGCAACGTGCTCTTTGTCGTGGAGTTGGGCGACATGGCGTATGCAGATCCCCAGAGATTCCCCACAGGTCCGTGGTGCCGTAAAGGGGACTTTGTACTTACCCGTGCAAACACGGGCACAAGGCTGCGGATTCACGACCGTGAGTTCCGTTTGATTAACGACGATTCCGTTGAAGCCGTGGTGCAAGACCCACGCGGCATCCAACGTGCATGAGGTGAAATATGGCTCAACTAGACCGTGAAGAGTACAAGTTTCCCGATGAAAAGCAAGAAGCCAAGGCTTCCACAGAGGACGCTATCGAGATTGAGATCATTGATGACACTCCTGAAGAGGATCAGGGGCGCAAACCACTAGCTGAACCTGTTGCGGAACCCACAGACGAGGAGCTTGCAAAGTATGACGAGGGGGTTCAAAAGCGCATCAAGAAACTGTCGCATGGATACCACGATGAGCGTAGGGCCAAAGAAGCAGCTTTGCGTGAACGTGAGGAAGCGCTCAAGTACGCTCGTTATCTTGTCGATGAAAATTCAAAGCTTAAGGACAGTCTAGGTGGGCACACACGGCTACTTGTAAGTACCGCAAAACAAAACGCAGATCTTGCACTTGAAGATGCAAAACGCAAGTATCGTGCAGCCTACGATGCAGGGGACGCAGAAAAAATTGTTGAAGCCCAAGAACAACTTACGCAAGCAAAGATCCGCTTGGACAAGGTGGAGAACTTTCAACTACCCCCTGCATCTTCCCCCGCACCCGCACCCGCACCCGTAGCCAAGCCCCTTCCTGCTGAGCCCGTTGCAGACCCTAAAGCTGTAGCATGGCGGGAGCAGAACAAGTGGTTTGGGCAGGATGAAGAAATGACGAGCTTTGCTTTGGGGGTGCATGAGAAGCTCGTGAAGAGTGGGGTTGACACGCAGTCTGAAGAGTACTATGATCGCATCAATTCCCGCATCCGCGAGAAGTTTCCTGAGAACTTTGAGGCCCCAAAGAGACGGACGAGCGTTGTAGCCCCTGCATCGAGAAGTGTTGCACCCAAGAAGATCACACTGACACAGACGCAGGTAGCCCTTGCTAAAAAGCTCAAAATTCCTTTGGAGTTGTATGCTCGCAAAGTAGTGGAGGCTCAGAATGGCTGAAAACCGTATCAATCGTGAACTAGAGACCCGCGCTAAGACACCCCGCAAGTGGCAACAGCCCAGCTTGCTGCCTGATCCTACGCCTGAGCCGGGATATTCGCACCGTTGGATACGTGTCAGCACCCTTGGTGCAAGTGACCCAAGGAACATCTCGACCAAACTCCACGAAGGTTGGGAGCCTGTACGAGCGCAAGATCATCCTGAAATCACACAGTATCTTTATGGTAGCGAAGATCGCTATAAGGACAACGTGGTGATTGGGGGTCTTATGCTCTGCAAGACGCCCACTGAATTTGTAGATCAGCGCAATGCCTTTTATCAAGAACAGGCTGATGCGCAGGTTCGATCCGCTGACAATCATTTCATGCGCCAAAATGACCCACGGATGCCTCTCTTTGCAGAGAAAAGGACCGAAGTCAGCTTTGGCCGTGGAACAACTTAACTAGGAGTAAACATGGCTTATCCCACTGTTGATGCTCCCTACGGCCTGAAGCCCGTCAATCTTATTGGGGGTCAGGCTTTCGCAGGGCAGACTCGCCTGATGGAAATAGCAGATGGTTATGCTACAAACATTTTCTATGGCGATTTAGTAAAAAGGGTGGCTGCTGGAACCATTGAAAAAGATACAGGGACCACTGCCGCAACACCATGCGGCGTGTTTCTTGGTGTTACTTTTACCAATAGTTCTACTGGTCAAGTACAGTTCCAACAATTTTACCCGGCGTCTCAGGCAATTAAATCAGGTACAAAGATTTTTGCCTATGTTGCGGATGATCCAGATACGTTGTTCCAGGTTGCTGTAGTTTCTGGCACTACAGTTATTAGTGGTGTTGGTATTACCGCAATCGGAAACAATGCAACACTGGTGCAAAATGCAGGTTCGACGACTACGGGAGATTCTAAAGTAGCGATTTTAGATTCGACGGCTACGACGAACACTCTGCCCATTCGTATTATTGATGTGGTTAGAGATACTGCTACTGCCGCAGATAACTTCCCAGAAGTCATTGTGAAGATTAATGCGACGATGCATCAGTACAACAACTCCACCGGCGTATAAGGGGCTAAATCATGGCTATTTCACGCGCACAGCTATTGAAAGAGCTTCTTCCCGGCCTGAACGCCTTGTTCGGCTTGGAGTACGCTCGTTATGGAACGGAGTACAAGGAACTCTACGAGACGGAGAGTTCTGAGCGCTCTTTCGAGGAAGAGACCAAACTCTCGGGATTTAGCGCAGCCCCCGTCAAAAACGAGGGTTCGGCGATTGCCTACGACAATGCCCAAGAGGCATGGACGGCGCGCTATAACCACGAGACGATTGCGATGGGCTTTTCCATCACGGAGGAGGCTATCGAGGACAATCTGTACGACAGTCTGTCTTCGCGGTATACGAAGGCGTTGGCTCGGGCGATGGCTTACACCAAAGAGATCAAAGGCGCTTCGACGTTGAACAACGGGTTCTCTTCTGCCGTAACCTACGGTGATGGAGTAGCTCTGTTCTCAACGGCGCACCCCTTGGTTTCGGGTGGGACTAACAGTAACCGTCCGTCTGTAAATTCAGACCTCAACGAAACATCGTTGGAAAACGCAGTGATCCAGATTGCTGCGTGGACTGATGAGCGCGGACTGCTGATTGCTGCAAAGCCTAAAAAGCTTATCATCCCTCCGGCGCTCATGTTTACGGCAACGCGTTTGCTGCAAACGGAGCTTCGTGTGGCGACAGCAGACAATGATGTCAACGCACTGAAGATGATGGGTTCGATCCCTGAGGGGTACGCGGTCAATCACTTCTTGACTGACACTAACGCGTGGTTCCTGACCACGGATGTACCCAACGGTCTTAAGCACTTTGTTCGTACACCGCTTAAGAACGATATGGACGGTGATTTCGACACGGGCAATGTTCGCTACAAGGCTCGGGAGCGTTATTCCTTCGGGGTCTCAGACCCGCTGGGTATCTTCGGATCACCCGGAGCGTAAAGACAGGGGGGGTTGACAGCCCCCCTGTTTCGTTGTAGAGTCAACCATTCCGGGGTTAGCCCGGTGCATCAGACAGTCCCGGCTGACGACATGCAGACTGATGCGCCGATATCGCATGTGAGGATAATATGGCTCGGACTACGTTTAACGGCCCGGTTGTATCCCAAAATGGGTTCATTGAAGGGCACGAAGTTTCTTCAAGTAACGCCATCAATGCCACAGCAACTGCTACGGCTGCGCAAGTTGCATCAGGCTACATCACTTCTACATCCGCTGCACCAACTACAATAACCCTGCCAACCGGGACGTTGCTCGGGGCAGCGTTAAATGCAACACGCGGGACGGTGTTTGAGTTGTTCATAGATAACACCGCAGGCGCATCAACGGTGACGGTAGCCGTTGCGACAAACGGTGTCTTGTCTACCGCTGCGGTAGATACCGCCGCTTCTTTTGGTGACTTGACCATAGCTGCTGGTGTGACGGGGCTGGCTCGGTTTACCCTTATGTTTTCGAGTTCGACAGCTTACGTGTTTACGCGTACTGCTTAAGGAGGCTCAATCATGGGGATGCAAACAGATGTCCTAGCGAGTCAGGCGCGGACAGATGACGGGCAGCTTCTTGATCAAAACGGGAATGCTCTTCCAGCCGTCCGCGTCAAAGCCCTTTATATCGTACCTACACCTAGTTCAGCGGGCTCTGTGGCTTTCAAGGACGGCGGCGCAAGTGGGTTGACCAAGTTTACAATTAATTTGCCAAACAATACGACGGGTGGAGAGTACTTCATTCTCCCGGGTGAGGGCGTGTTGTTTCGTACAAATGTGTATGTAGACATTACTACGGTTGCGTCTGTGATGGTGTGGTATGGCTAAGACCCCCGCGTGGCAACGTGCTGAAGGCAAGAACCCAAAAGGTGGACTCAACGCCAAGGGTAGGGCATCCTACAACGCAGCCAATCCAGGGAAACCCGGGCTTAAGCCTCCGCAACCAGAGGGCGGTTCACGGCGTGACTCATTCTGTGCCCGGATGAAAGGCATGAAGAAAAAGCTCACTTCGTCAAAAACGGCCAACGATCCTAATAGTCGCATCAACAAAAGCCTGCGGGCATGGAAGTGTTAACATGAAAAAGCGCAAATTTGAAAATGGTGGGTCTACGAATGATGGCATCGTTCGGAAACGTGGATTAAGAAGGGAAGGCACTAATGAGCTGGTGCTAGATTCAGAAGGGATGCCTATACTTACTGTAGGTGCACCAGATACAGACACTGAAGCTGCGATTGCGAAAGCGACTGCAAAAGCAACAGAAAAATCACGCCCGCGCATGGACCAGCCTTTTGGAGAGCTTGTTCCGGGAAAAGAATCCCGTCTTGCAAAATTTATTAAATCATTTATAAGGCAAAAACCCTCAGCAAATAGGGTGACTGCTGAAGAACTAAGGCTAGGTAACAAAGAAATTAAAGACGTATATGCCAATGTAAGAGATGATGAAGAAATTGCATCTGGGCGACTTGGTACTACAAAAACAAATCCTGAGGGGGTATATAACCGTTCTGATCGACTAAAAGAAGGTATGGAAAAAGCGCGGAAACGCCTAAAGTCTGACTCTGAAAAAGGACGTTATGCTTCAGACGAAGCTGAAACCGATAAAGGGCAGTTTTTGAACAAAGGTGGTAAAGTTGCTTCTGCTTCCAAACGTGCTGACGGTGTCGCGCAGCGAGGCAAGACGAAAGGTAGGTACATCTGATGCCTACCGTATCCGCAAAACAAGAGAAGTTCATGCAGGCAGTAGCGAACAATCCAAAGTTTGCAAAGAAAGTAGGTGTACCATCGTCCGTTGGAAAGGAATTTACGAAGAAAAAACATGGTGGAGTAGTAAAACATAAAGGTAAAAAATAGTAATGTATTTAACAAGCAGTATTCCGTATTTTAAATGTTGGGTAAGAAAGGAATTTACGAAAGGGCATCAGGAGTACCACGGTGAATATTTACACGGTTTAGCGGTAGCGGTTACAACTATTCCTGATCGTTGTCTAGGTTTTCAGATTATTTTTTCTGGTTGTGAGGCAGATGATGGTAGCCAAGCTAATATCCACGGTGGAGCGATGTGGGCAAGAATGCCAATCACGGCTCTGGTTGGAGATATACCGCTGGAAGCGTGGCCTGAACGTATGCAAACCCATCTTGCACAGCCTTGGGACTGTAATTCTTATCATCACACTGTCTTCAGTATTCAGCGCGCCAAGCCTTCTCCTTGGATATGTAAAATAAACAATGAGTTTTATACGGGAAGATATTTATTTACAGTAGATTATGCGGAAAGCGAAGTATCGGAAGACCCTTCACAACACAAACAAAGCCATGTATTGATGTTGACGGACGCGGGAAAATGGACTGGTAACATGGTTGCACTACCGAACAACCGTGTGCGTGTTACGAGTCCCGCCTATTGGGTGACGGGCGAAGGGGCACCCGATTTTCGACCGAGCCAATGGATTCATTGTGCAGAGCAAGACGACTCTTACATGGATTCGGAAGTAACCTTCAACAACTTGTATAAGGAGCAGTAAAAATGATGTCGAAAATGATGAAAAGCGGCGGCGTTGCCATGAAGAAGAAAATGATGGCAGGCGGCGGCATGATGGGTGCAGTCAAGACCGCAGCCCCCAGCAAAGATGGTGTTGCGACCAAGGGCAAGACCAAGGGTACGATGGTCAAGATGGCTGATGGTGGTATGCCTATGGTCAAGCAAGGTGATAAAATGGTTCCAGCTTTTGCTGCGGATGGTAAGGGAAAGATGGCTAAAGGCGGCAAGGTCAAGAAGATGGCCTACGGTGGTAAAGCATGTTAGCGTCAAGAGGTATGGGGGCGATCTCGCCCTCTAAGATGCCAAAAGCCAAGACCGTTAAGCGGAAAGATAGCCCTCAAAATGTTCAAGAGTTTGCTAGCGGAGGTTTGTACGCTAATATTGCAGCAAAACGGAAACGGATAGCTTCGGGCTCTGGCGAGAAGATGCGTAGTGCGGGAGACAAAGGCGCCCCTAAAACAAGCGATTTTGCCGCTGCTGCAAAGACGGCATCTTTTGCTGAAGGCGGTGAGTCCCGTGTCAACGAAGCTGGCAATTACACCAAGCCGGGGATGCGGAAGGCGCTTTTCAACAGCATCAAAGCTGGTGGTAAGGGGGGTGCACCAGGGCAGTGGTCCGCTCGTAAAGCTCAGATGCTTGCTATGAAGTACAAGCAAAAGGGCGGAGGTTATAGAGATTGAAAGCCCCGCAGCAAAGCCTGAAGAATTGGACCGACCAGAAATGGAGAACCAAGAGTGGCAAACCTAGCACACAGGGTTCAAAAGCAACTGGCGAGCGGTATCTCCCAGAGGCGGCAATTAATGCTCTTACACCTAATGAGTACGCTGCGACAACAAGAGCTAAACGCGCTGGAAAACGCTCGGGAAAGCAATTCGTCAAACAGCCAAAAGGCGTTGCTGCAAAAACCGCGAGATTTAGATGACTACCAGCGGCGCAACTGATTTTAATCTTGAGTTCACCGACATAGCAGAAGAGGCTTTTGAGCGGGCTGGTCGGGAAATGCGCTCGGGCTACGATTTGCGCACAGCCCGCAGGTCTATGAACTTGTTGACGATTGAGTGGGCTAATCGTGGCATCAACATGTGGACGATTGAACAAGGCACAAAAGACCTTGAACAGGGCACCGCTACGTACGATCTGCCTAACGATACGATTGACTTACTTGAACACGTTATAAGGACGGGTGCGGGGAATGCTTCAACGCAAGCCGACCTTACACTTACCCGGATCAGTGTTTCCACCTACGCTACCATCCCAAACAAACTTTCTCAGGCAAGGCCAATTCAGATCTTTATTAGTAGGAACTCTGGGGCAACCTACCCAGCAACAAGTGGCTACTCCCCCAGCGCAACAGCTTTCCCACAGTTCACAGTTTGGCCCGTGCCGGATCAAGGTACGCTAGCTTCACCGTACTATCAAGTAATTTACTGGCGTTTGCGTAGGGTTCAGAATGCTGGCGAAGGGCTTGAAACCCCTGATATGCCGTTTCGTTTTCTTCCCTGTATTACCGCAGGATTGGCGTACTACATTGCAATGAAGCTTCCCGAAGGGTTGCCAAGACTTGACATGCTAAAAGCAGCCTACGAGGAACAGTGGAACCTTGCGGCAGGTGAAGATCGTGAAAAAGCAGCAGTGCGGTTTGTGCCGCGCAGGATGTATCTGGGTAACACCGGGAGCTTCTGATGCCTAATCAGTTTGCATCGGGCAAATATGCTATCGCGCAGTGCGATAGATGCAACTTCCGGTACAAGCTGAAGCAGCTTAAATCTCTTGTCATTAAAACTAAGAATGTAAACATTCTTGTCTGCCCGGAATGCTGGGAGAAAGATCAGCCGCAACTTCAGCTTGGGATGTATCCGGTATATGACCCACAAGCAATACGCAATCCAAGGGTGGATTCCAATTCATACCAACAGGCAGGTCTTAACGGAACGCGAATTGAGCCTGTAAACAATGATTCCAGTCTTAACGAACTTGGTACAATTACTCTTGGAAGCCGCATCATCCAGTGGGGGTTTAACCCAGTGGGCGGGTCAAGAGACTTTGATGCTGCGTTAACTCCAAACGATTTGGTAGCGCAAGGACTTGTTAACAGTGTGACTGCAACATAGGAGTAATCATGAAAGACGCCAAGCAGGACAAAAAAATGGTCGCAGGGGCTGTGCACAAGCACGAGGCGCGTATGCACCCCGGAAAACCTAAGACAAAATTTGCCAAAGGTGGCAAGACTAACGCGGACATGCTCAAGATGGGTCGGAATCTGGCAAAGGTCAAAAATCAATTTGGGAGAGCATGATGGGTAAGTTCAGTCATAAAGTGATGGGCAAAGAAGTTGGGCAGGCTCCTGTCTATGCTGAGCCGCATACTATGAAGGGGCAAGCGGGGGTTAGTCTTAAAAACGTGGGGTACCCTCAAACGGATGTTAAGACAACGGGAATCAAGATTCGCGGAGTCGGATGTGCGACAAAAGGCACAATGGCTAGGGGTCCGATGGCGTGAACTATACGGAGTTGAAGAAGGCGATTCGAGGGTACGTCGAGAACGACTTCCCGACGATTACTTTCACGGATTCAGCCACGACGTTTACGTCGGATGAGCAGCTTGCAGTGTTTGTCAAGCAAGCTGAACAACGCATCTTCAACGCGCTTCAGTTGCCGATCTTTCGCAAGAACATGACTGGAGTGTTCTCCAGCGGGAACTCGTACCTTTCGGCCCCTTCTGATTTTCTTGCTCCTTTTAGTCTCACGCTAATTGTCCCTGCAACAGGGCGTAGGCATATGCTTTTGAACAAGGATGTGGAATTTATCCGTGAGGCGTACCCTATCCCCACAGCGACAAACCGTCCTCGTTACTACGCAATGTTTGGGCCCACAGTTTCTGGTGGAGTGATTTCAACAGATCAATCTTTTCTTGTGGGACCAACACCGGATTTGAATTACCAAGCAGAGATTCATTACTTCTATTATCCAGAATCTATCGTAACTGCGGGTACATCTTGGCTTGGTACAAACTTTGATTCAGTGCTTCTCTATGGTTCTTTACAAGAAGCCTATACGTTTATCAAAGCTGAATCCGATATGCTGGGAAGAATTGATGCTCAATACAAAGAAGCTGTAGCGCTTCTTAAACAACTGGCGGATGGTAAAAACCGCACAGATACTTACCGAGATGTTCAAGTCAGGTATCCGGTGCGCTGATGGCTATTTATCAAACGATGTGCACAAGCTTTAAAGCGGAAGTTGCTCAGGCTTTACACAATTTTACAACTGGAACAGGGAATGTTTTTAAACTCGCTCTCTACGTCGCAACTGCCGATCTCGGTGCAGATACGACTGTTTACACAGCGACGGGTGAAGCCAGTGGAACCAATTACACCGCTGGCGGGATTATTCTCACAAATATTACACCAACAACGTCAGGGACGACAGGATACTGGTCATTCCAAAACGCAACGTTCACTAACGTGACTCTATCTTGCGCAGGGGCACTAATTTACAATTCTACAAATCAGAACCGTGCGGTTTGTGTTTTGAACTTTGGCGGTACAATTGTTAAGACTGCACAAAATCTTGTCATTACTTTTCCCGCAGCAGGGGAAACTTCATCGGTGTTAAGGATCATATGATTACTACAACCAAAGGACTGATGGATGAGGCCC